GTATTATTCTCATACCAATCTGGGTTCTTTTCCCCATCAGCAGCCAAATAACCATCCATAAATGCTTTAATCATATCTAACCCATCTTCTTCAATTGATGGGGTTGATTTCAAGTATTTACCAGTATAAACAAAAACATCACCCTCTAGACTATTATTGGTTGAATCGCTAAACCCGACTTCTCTAAATCTGTGGATGTATTGTTGAGCGTCATGACCACATAATCTAACCATAGAGTATTTATGCTCACCATTCTTTTTAATGGTAGTACCATCTCCAAACACATAACCGTAACACCAATAAAGTTTCTCCATTGGAGTTGCACCATTATAATCAAACCCAACATTTTTTTGTGTTGGGTATAGAGGTTGGTTTGGTTCTAAATCAGTAGTTTCTACACCATCAAATAAAATCCATCTATGATTTTTAGTTGCTCTAATTTTTTTCTCACTCTTACCACGCTTGAATGTTAATTCATGTAATTGTTGTGAACCGTAATTTTTAACTATAGCATTCTTAAAAACACCTGTGTGGGTTAATACCTTTATTTCATCACCATCGTTAAAATCATTAAACGATTTCAACCCATGTTCAGTTATAAACTCTGTTTCTCGCCCAAAACAGTTGTAAACTCTATTAGGTGAGATTTCAATTGATTTACCACCAAATTGAAGTGACCTCATCGAAGGTAATACTTTTTTGTCATAGACAAACTTATAAACTTCCTCAATATCATCTTTGATATGAGGGTAACTTTTTTGGTGCATTTCTTTATTTCGTGTCACCAATTCTTCCCACGTTTCTCTTCTCTGTAGTTCTGGGAGATACTTTGCGTACTTCATATATACTGTAATATTCGACAGTATCGTTGTTGATAAATCCATAATTAATTTTTTCTTATTTGTATTAGTTAAACCAATACCACGTTAAGTAATGTTACACGTCATCAGCTTCTTCAAGAGCCTTTTGACGGGCTTTTGCAGCATCCAATATACTATTAACCTTTGCTTGTGAATTTGACTCCTTGTCCTTCTTAACTTGCATAAATGATTTACCACCATTATCTTCAACGATTTCAATTTGAATTGTACCGTTGTTGAATATAGCCTCGTTAAATACGATACCATCCTTTCCAAATCTAGATTTAAGAATTGCTAAATTAGCATGTCCACTTTCCTTTTGGTCTAACGTCTTAGCAATAGAAACGATGAAGTGACCGATTTGACCTTTCTTGATTGAACCACCAATCATAGTCGAATCTACTGTTTCAGCCCCAATTGAACTTCTGTTACCTTGAACTGCTGTCCAACCAGCCATATCCATTTCGGATAACAAAGTTTCAAACTGTCTCATCACATTTCCTTCGGCATCCCAACTTTCCTTGAAAGTTTTACTCGATTGTACACAATCAATGTAATCAACAAGAACAATGTCTGGCTTGAAGCCCTGTGCAATCTGTTTTCTAATATATTGTCTGATGTGTGGTATTGTAGTACCATCACTGGAGAACTTCTTCAACTTTAAATTACCCTTTTTCTCTGATTCAATCTTAACTCTTTCAACCAACGTCTCTTTGTTGTGTTTTAAATCGTTAAGGTTAATACCAGTCCAACAAGATAAATGTTTCCTTTGAATAACCTTTGGGTTATCCTCGAAGAAGATTTGAAGGACATTAAGTCCTTCGTTTTTAGCTGTATTAGCTATTTTGGTAATCATTGTTGTTTTACCAACACCGAATGGTGCCAATATAACTCCTAACTCCCCTTTGGATAAACCACCATCCATACATTCGTCAAGACCTTTTATACCAGTTGGTATTGGTTTTCTAAAGTCGTCACATAAGACACTATCCATGTCGAAAAAAACATCTATTCCATCATCCTTTCCATCGCCAGTTTCTAAGGCTTTTTTAAGAATTTCTTCACATTTGTCATAATCATCGATGTCTCCCTTATCGATAATTTGTTGGATTTCTCTTACTGATTTTTTTAACTCTTGTTGTTTGCAAAACTTAAGTGCACGCTCTTGAATCCAAAGAGTATCATTCATATCGGCTTCCTTGACGTGTCTAAGTTGTCTAAGTATAAAGTCCCTCTGAATTTTATCCTTTGCACCGTCCATGAGCCTCATTTCCAGACTACTCATGTCTGGAACGGCTTCATGTTTTTCGTATGCACTTTTGATGGTTATGGCTATTTTTCTAAAGAATTCGTCTTCGAAATAGTTAGCATCCATTATATCCATGATGTTGTTTGCAAACTTCCTATCCGTTAAGATTTGAAGTAACAATCTCACTTGGAAATCTTTACCTAAATATCCGAAATCTTCTTTTTTTAAATTGCTCATGATTTGTAAAACGTTCTTTTAAATAAATACATTTTAATTAGACAAAGTATGGTACTTTTCGTTATACGATTCCATTAATTTAGACATGTAATCCAAATCATAGCCCATATAGTCTTTAGTGTAGGTTTTTTGTGAAAATGTTTTTTTAATTTCTTTCACAATCGATGGGATAATATCTAAATGGATTGGTTTTCCATTCTCATCCAATTCTCTCTCTCCCCAGATATTTGTTTTGTGTTTTAGATTAACTTTGTATCTAATTTTTGGTGGGAACACATTACCACTAAATTGACTAATACCAACAACCTCATCATCAATTTTGATTTCGAATGTGTAGTTATCTTCTTTGGCCCAAATATTCTTTTCAGACTCTTCACCAGACTTGTAAGATAAATGTGGGTTATCCTCAAAAAATTGGATATATTCACCAGACCTTTCTTTTAAGAAAGATGGGATAGTTCCCATTTGTCCGAAGTCGTTGTTGTTCATGCCAACAATGCTGTCTAACAATTCCTTCATTTCTAATGATTCAATCACTTCTGGATTGAAGTTGTGGATATTGAAATATCTTTGGCAAATAATGTTTCCATTAATTCTTAAGATAAATTCAAATGGGTGTTGTTCTATTTTTCTATCGTTCATAATCTTTAGTTTTTATAATATTATTTTTCCTAATTCTCGTTCCATCAATTTCTTGAAGGGAATTAGATAATCGGTGTACCTAGATTCACCAACTATATAATCTATACCATCCTCTTTCATTAAGGTGTAGGCATTCTTTATCCCCCTTCCGTCTGGATTAAGTGTGGCATCTAGATATTCTTCTAATCTTGCCAGACCAGTCTCAGTCATCATGGGTTCTTTTAGGTTTACAAGTTTCCAGTTACGGTCATAAAAATCCATACCCATTACATAATCAATAGTTTCACCGTTTTCATCAAGTTTGGTTGTAGTCCCAGTTATGATGTGGTCAAGCACTGCTAATGGTTTCTGTTTATTTGATAACCTTTCTTGTTGCTGTTTATCAGCTGATATAAGAATTTCTTCTAGGGATACTTTCCGTTGAGCTAACTCTGGAAAGAGTTTAAGGAGTGTTGGTTCTCCTAGTCGTTTAATACCTCTTATACTATCACTAACATCACCTATTATAGATTTAACTAATGTCGCATTTTCAAGATGATAATTAAAGTATGTATTAAAGTTTTCTGTTGTTACATAGTTTTTAATTTGTGGGTCACAGAAGTAAATCTGTATTCCCTCGTTAATCAATTGAGCCATATCTCTATCGTTTGTACAGATAGTTATTGTCTCGTGTTCCTTTTTCGTTTTACAATAATACGCTATATAATCATCACTTTCAACTATTTCATCCATTATTTGTCGAATAAATAATTCTTCAAGGTATTCGGATATACGATTTTTCTGCCTAACTTCTTCTGGGTCAATAGGATGTGACCCATTTATGAAGTCTTTTCCTCTAGCACTTTTATACTCTTCGTAGATGTTATATCTTAGTTTTCCACTAAAAGTCCCATCCCAAAACACATATACTTGATGAAATAAGTTCTCAGTTAATAATTTACGTAGTACTGTAATGAATTGGTATGTACCTCCAACGTGTACACCTTGTCTATTAAATGTGTTACTAGCACCAAAGAACCCAGTTTTGAATAAGGCATTCCCATCGACTAGTAACGTATTTAATTTTTCTTCTCTTTGCCCAAATCTGGGTGGTTTTCTATTCACTTCATGTGATTTAGAGGGTTAATACTAATTACTCTTTGTTGTATGCATTTTTGTCTAAATCTTCTTCCGTCACTTGGAAATCTGAAAAAGTTGTACCCAACTTTTCGTTGATAAATTCTTTGTTGTCCTTAACATAATCATTTTTCTTGTCTGGATTAAGGAATCCGTGTGGTGTAGAACAAATACTACCCATTTTCTCAATACCATTTACGTGATTTTTAACACACTCAATATCAGTTCTAACACCGAAGTTATAGTTTTGTCCACCATTAACAGCATTTAATTTCTTAGCTGATGATGTTGATTTACCACCCATGTGAAAAATCATTCTTACACCATATTTGAAACCTTCACCACCATTGTGCATGACTGTTGGTTGCCCAACAGCATTTGGTCTTAACCAAATCTTTTGTACTGTAACGAAAGTATTGATGTAAGGTGCACCTTCACGTCTAGAAGCTGGAATTCGAAAATTCAAAATTGATTCAAATTCTCTTTTTAACGCACCAGCTGTCCATTGATTGTTGTTTGTATTTGATACAGCACCTTGATAACATCCGATAGAACCAATAGAATCCCAAAGGAATGTAATGTTGTGTGGGAACTCACCTTTTTCTTGCTTGTCCATGATTTCATTCATTAAACGTGCGATGTCTTCAACAACTGGTATGTATCTTAATGGTGTTGTCTTCATCTTGGAATCTTTATAATCGTAGTTTTGGTATAATGCTAATAAATCAGCCCCACCAAAATACATAAAATCTTCACCATCATAATCCATCAACTCACCAGTTTCTTCATCGTATATTTCTTCGAATTTGAAACCAACTAATTTAGCATGTTCCCAGTTAAAACTACCTTCTGTATCAATTATTACACAGTAATCACCTAACTTTTGAGCACCAGCCAATGCTTCATAGATACCTGTTGATTTACCAACATCTGAAAATCCTCTAAATTGTGTGGTATATCCTCTAGCAACACCTGGTAATCCAACCGCCTCAAAAAATGCTTCTTTAAATGGAATCCAAGATATTTCTTTTTCTTTTACTACTTGTGCACCTAAACCTAAATTAGTTTTAAATGATTTATTATCAAATGATTTTTTTTCAACTGATTTTTTTTCTGGTTTTTTACCCATGTCTTTATAATTTATAATGTTGTTATGTTTAGAAACAATGAAGGTCACGTAGCGTGACCTTCAATATCTCAATTGACTTGTTTTTAGAATGGTAAGTCATCGTCCTCATCTTCCGATTCAACCTTAGCTGATTCAGTGGATGGTGTTGCACTTTTTGGTGTGTTTATAGTTTGTACTTCATTAGAACCAATAGTTAATTCACTATCATGTTCTTCTGTTGGCTCACTAGCAACAGCATCAAGAGATGCCTTGTCAACCCATTTACCACCTTCACCAGATGGATTCTTTTTCCATGCTGGAACAGCACCTCTTACAATAAGTTCATTGTAATCGTAAGGTTTAACAGAATAAACACTTTCCCAAGTTCTTTCGTCAGCTCTCCATTCATCAGCTTGTTTAGCATCTTCACTAAGTGGAGTTTGACTCATGTTAAAGTTAATTCCAGTTACAACTGAATTTTGACCATCTCTAGATATTGTTACAACAATATCTCTTCCATTTTCTGATGAGAACGGGTCCTCATCTTTAGGTAATACCCCGAAAGCCGCATTGATTTTATCCCAAGTACCAGCATTTTTGTAATGATGGTTGAATCTCCAGAATTTAACCCCATGTTCTGGATTATCTCTATCGATGACTTTTACAACATACATTTTTTTGGCCGAATATTGGACAGATTCTTTTCTAGAAACATCATCACCTTGAGCAAGTAATAATTCTCTTGCTTCACAAAACGGACATGCCTCACCTTTTTCGTGTTTAGCACAGATAAATGTTCTCCATTTACCCTCTACTTGTTTCTTGTGTCCGAAAATTGTTATAAACGGTGATTCTGTAGCACCTTTAGGTTCGACAATACGAATTTGTCTTTGTGCTGAATTTACACCATCCGCTAGGAATGTTGCAAAATAATTGTTTTCGTCAAACTTGTTTGATTGTTTAACTGGTTTTGGTGAGGTGCTTTCCTTATACTGGTCCTTCATCGCATCTAATCTACTCATAATTTACTTTTTTATGAAATTGTTATTTATTTACTATTGTTTTTACTTATATAAATATACTAAATTTTAGTATAAAGTCAAGCGATTTTGAAAAATAATTAAACTTTATTCATAATCATTTGTGCAAATATACCAAATGATTTGATACCATGCCAACTTTATTTTAAAAAAATAAAAAAGCCCCTTTCGGGGCTCATTTACTTAGTATATATCTTCTTCTTCGTATGGATTTGATGTATCAAGACTAGACTTGATTCGTGATTCAGAATAGTCCGAATCTACATCGTTATGAGTGAGTGTGTACTCGTTAGGTTCACCTTCTAATTCATCGGTGTTCATAACATCATACTTACCTTCTTGTGTTTTCCAGAAATCTGTAAGTTTAAGATTATATGGATAAGAATCAAATGACCTCATCTCAATTTTCTCTTCTGGTGTTGGGGCTCTTTTTTCCAATTCGTGTCCTAAGTTATCAATCTTAGCACCAATTGCATTTATGTCACCTAATTGTGATTCTAATTTAGAGACCATACCCATTAACTGGTCAACCTTGTTGTTGGCATCAGCAGCAGCTTGTTTAGCTTCGTCTGTACTAGCAACTAATTCAGTAACATCTAATTCTTCAACATCTTCTTCTGGTTCGATTGATAACTCTTCACCACCTTCTGGTGCATCTTCAAGTCCCATATCATCAGCTGGTTCACCTTCCATTTCTGGGTCGGTAATATCACCTTCTTCACCACCTAATTCACTATCTAAATCGTCTTCTAATCCTTCTAAGTCAGCATCATCTTCTGGTGCAACATCTTCTGGGTCTTCTTCACTTAATAATAGGTCGTCTATTGGCCCCTTAGGGTCGTCACCTTCTGGAACATAGAAGCTATATTCATTAAGCATGTTAAACCTCTTTAGTTCTTCGTTTAATAATAGTTTCTTCTTGTTCATTATATTACATTAATAATTGTCTACCATCATCGGTAATTATTTTTTTATTGATTCTTTCAACAAGACTTTTATCTGTTTTAATCATACATTCTCTATCGCCATTACAATCATCTTGTTTTGGAGTATCTAAGAAGTTATCCAATTCTTGGTTCAAATCTTTTTCGGTTTTATTATCTGACATAATCTTTTATATTGTTTTATATTATCCTTTATTTATAAATATCGAGAAAACATTAAAAAACCTTCTCTATATTAAATATGGCTAACTCATTATTATTAGTTAACATAAGCTTATTTTGATATTCATCCCAGTTTATAATAACTGTTTTGTAATCAATGTTACCAATATTGTCTTCTTGAGTTGCCTCAATTAGTTTATTTAATGCGTTGATAGTATAGATGGCATTTCCCTTCTTGTGAATTAGAATCGCACTAGGGAATAATAATTTAAAGTTGATTTTCTTACCATCCGTCAATTTTAGTTTGAAAGTAACGATTAATTTTGATTCATCATCAAGGTTTTTGAAAACGAAAACCTTGTCTCTAGCGATGGAGAATTTATTATCTAAGTAGTCTAGAAACCAGTCTAATCTTTCTGGGAATATGAAAGATGCAAGTAATATTGTTTTATCCATTTTTTATAGCGTACAAGTAGGGTATGTATTTGACTGCGTGCTCTAGTCTTTCCATATTATCTTTATACTCTATAAATATTTCACTATTTTCCAAAAAAACATCACAAATACTTTTTATTTTATTTTCTACAATATTTACATTTATTCCCATATAGTCTAACATGTTCAAGTCGATACCAAAAATTAGTTCATCACCATAGATGTACACCATTTCCTTGTGTTTAAAGGCGATTTTGTTAGATATCGAAAATATTTTTCTGATTATTTTATTGACCGTAGATGGGTGAAATAAAATTACATCTAATAGTACATAATCAACTTTTTCAATCAATTTTTGATTAACAAGGGTAATAAAGTCTTCTATATCTAATGTGAAGATGTCCCTACGTTCAGTCCTAGCAAATGTCCAATACAAATTTTCACCTAATCTCTTATCGTAAATATCATAATCCGTATAGTTCTCAGAAACCCATTCATATGAAGTCACAAGCGTTGGAATACCATCAATTATATCATCGATAGATTTAACAACGTTGATGTCATCAGTAACGTCAACTTTATTGGATGTAACAATATTTGCTATCTTCATCTTGCAAAGATACTAAAAAATTTTACTAAAACAATAATTAATATAAATTATATGCTTGCATAAATACCCCATATAATTCATCGGCAGTTTTATGACTATTTTGACCACCATAATAACCGTTTCCAGCTTTTTTACCATTGTAATCTTTCGTTAATGGTAATGAGGCCCATTCAGCAGCACATTTCTGTAAAAATATATAAAATTTTGCCTTGTCGGTTAGTTCTGATATCGAAACACTTCTATTATCAATACCAGTTGCCTTAAGTCTCTTATTTACCAATTTTAAAGCAGCAACATCTTGATTATCTTTGGTCATAGGTAAATTTTTATTACCATTTAAACCTTTCCAAGTAGAACCAAGGAATTGATATCTGCCAGCGGCTGATGATGATAGTGATGAGGACAGTTTTTGAACCCAATCACCATCACCATGAACAATTTTTGTGTCCTCAGTCCAACCGTTAATTACTTTAAACGTAACCACAACATCGTATCCGTTATTTGAAACTCCAAGTGTCCCTTCGGCATAAGCTATTGTATCAAGTAATGCTTTTTCTGTTTTAGTCATAATTTTAAATTTTACCTAAATATGTTTTCATTTGAGCTTTAGTTAAGGTCGTAACCTTATCTTTACTTACAGTACCAGCAAGACCATTATTTATAATATCCTTAGTTTCGTCTCCATCATCAACTCCATCACCCTCACCACCACTTGGGTCGCTTAACTTAGTACTTGTTTCATTTTGGAGTACTAAATTATATAATGCTGGTAAATCATTTTGTTTATTTGGTATAGGAATACCTAACTTAGTTATTTTAGTTTTAGCATCATCTGGTATGTATTGTGCCATTATACCATCTTTAATTTCGAAATGGTGCAACTCATCAACTCTAGCCTCACCCTTATTTGGAAATCCACTGATTTTAACTCTACCAGCGGCACCCTCTTCACCAAAATCAGCACCCCATTTTATAATATTCTTCCATTTAGAGTCCGTATCAACGAATGTTCTAATACTTTGCATAATTGCGATATCTTTAACCACAATTTTGTTACCAGCATACCAACCATAACAAGTTAGACCACTTTTTTTACACCCAGTTGTTGGACCTAATTCTTTACCATCATAAATACCACCAAACAATAAGTCAATCGCTAATCCAGCACCATGTTTTGATTTTGTTGACCTACTCTTACCACCAGCAATAACTGCTTCAATATCCCTTGTTACACCATTACTACCAAGCGTAATCTTTTTAGTTGGGTGTGCTTTTTGTAGGTATTTTTCAAGGTCCCCCATAAAACTTCGTAGTGTTTTACCAGCAAATCCATCACCTGTATTCCAAACATATGTCTTACCACCAGCACTTCTTACAAATAGACCATCAGAGTTATCGATAGCTGTTTGATTTATTGAACTACCACCAGAACCAACGGATGGTCCAGAATTAACATTTGAACTATATCCATCGACATCGCTAAGAGTACCTAACATTGACATGTAAAGCGATTCTGAATCAACTTGTGGTGTATCAATATATCTAGTTCTAACACCCTTAAATGAAGTTTTCATATGGTTAGGTGTAATATTGTGTTTAGCGTTGATAATCAAATATGCTCCATGGAACATTGGTATGTTGTTTAATTGGAAATA